AGATTATAACACCTTACCGGAACCTGTCAATGGAACATTACATGAGAAGCACATCATGATAATCCAATTACTAAATGATTTTTGGTTCTATCCTTCTATATACGATAAAATAATGGATAATCATGTCACTCAAGTATCATGGATAGATAAGCCTATTAATTTTATAGGACGTACAGAGTTTTTAGATGAGGACTTTAGAGATATATGCAACAAATTAAATATTCCATTTACCGAACTAAAGAGATTGAACACATCTGATTCTCATAAATTAAATCATAGTGAAGGATCAAAAAGATTAATTAAATGTTTAGCAGAGAAGGACTTAGAATTATATTACAACATAAAACCGATAACAAATAATCGTTATTAATGTGTAATTATATAAAAAAGTAAATTTATAGCAAAATAACACTATTTATAATAAAACGCTTTAATTATGGGCAGACCTAGAAAAACAGAAATAGATTCGAAAAAAGAAATAAAGACGGATCAAGAAGTTAAAAAGCAAAAGAAAGCACCCCCTGTAAATAAGACAAGAGAGGATGCATCGGGTTTTAGAACTACATTCCCTCCGGAGCATGTGTATAAAATCAAGGTAACTACTTCTAAGGGAGAACAAGTAATAGTTACCGAAAATGTGTCACAGATAGTAGAGGCAATTAAAAAAGCAAAACAAGCAGAGAAATCTATATTACATAAATTAAAAGATGCTACACTAAGTTTTTTCAGAGGATTTAAAAAATAGTTTTACATGAGTGGTATTATCATTACCGATTATTTGAGAAGATATTTACGAAAAGATTTAGATAACTTTCATAAATACTTGCAGATTATAGCAGAGGAAGGAGCTAATTATAGTGACCGGTTAATTCGCCGCAGGGATAAATTACATCTAAATGCTATTAAAGGATTGTTTGCATTTGTCGTAGATTCTAAAACATTTAATGACATCTCTTCCGCAGATAGAATATATTTTCTAATTGATGCCATGTATTATTATTTCCCATTCGGAAGACATGAGAAGATGAAAAAAGATGAAGCATTCATTTATGATGTTTTTATCAAGGAATGTAGGAAAGAAGATGTATTGAGGAGACCGGAGTATGAAAAATGGTTAGTTAAAAAAAAGGGCGGGGATTACTGGAAATGGATGCATCAGATACTAGGAGCAGAGTGGGAAGAATCTAAAAATGAATCAATGAAAATGAAAAAAGCATATAAAGAAAGAGTAAAGAATAAAGATTTAAGAAACCAATCCATAAACCCAGAAACATGAATTATAATGATGAAGACTTTCTAAGAAGAATAGTAGGCGTAGGAACCTTAGGATACTCATTAGAAAAAATAATGAATGTATTAGATATTCCTACATCTGATATGAAATCATTTACAGATGAATTTTACAATAAGAACAGTGAAGTATATAGAGCATACAAGAAAGGAATAGATAAAGCAGATTACGTTATAGACATGAAACTATTTGAAGAAGCTAAAAGTGGAAACATAAGAGCTTTAAAAAAATATGAAGAAAGAAAAGATAAAGAGATATATAGACAACGGAGAGCCCAAACATTAAAAGATGAAGAATAATATTACATACATAGACATAAATAAATTATCAGAGAATCCAAGAAACAGTAAGATACATCCGGATGAACAGATAGCAAAGTTAATGAAGAGCATCACAGAGTTCGGATTTAACATTCCTATCCTCATTGATAAGAAAAACATGATTATTGCTGGACATGCTCGATTCCTGGCAGCAAAAGCATTACATATAGATTCTATTCCTGCAATCCGTATTGAGAATTTAACTGATGATCAAATAAGAGCTTATTCCATAGCAGATAATAAGCTAACTGAATTAGGAGAATGGGACTATACAAAGTTAAGTGATGAATTAGAGTATCTCAATTCTGTTGATATAGATGCAATGGCCATGGGATTTGATTATGAAGATTTTGAAATGCTAAATGAATCTTTCCAAAATGATGATGACATCTTATCTGCAACGAAATCGGAACAATCTTCTCCATCTAAAAATAAAAAAAGCATTGTCTTCTCATACAACATAGAAGATTATACAAACATGATGAAGAAATTCAAGACAGTAATGAATGAGAACGACATAAAAGCTAATGCAGAAGTTATAAGATTATTGATTGAACACTATAATGAAAGACATGATGGGTAAATTAAATATAGAAATTGTTGGTATTGATGAGATAAAAGAATCTAATTATAACTCAAGAATACATAGCGAAGCGCAAGTAGAAAAGATTGCAAATAGCATAGAAGAATTTGGATTCGTTAACCCCATTATAATAGATGAAGAAAATGAGATTATAGCGGGCCACGGGAGATACACAGCAGCTAAATACTTAAAACTTAAAGAAATCCCCACAATAAAGCTAACTCACCTCACAGACGATAAAAAAAGAGCATTCATTATAGCAGACAATAAGATAGCACTTTCCGGAGAATGGGATTATGATATGTTAAAAGAAGAGTTTGATACTATACTCAAAAGTGAAATGAATATTGATTTACTTGGCTTCAATAGAAATTTTATCGACTCAATGTTTAAAGAGAAAAACCCCGATGCATTAGTAGTTCATAAATTAAAAACATTAAAAATAAACTTTGATGCAGACGATTACGATACTACTACAGACTCAATGAATAGTATCATGGACAAAGAAGGGTGCGTAGATTATGAAGAAACTTTAGTCAGATTATTAGATTTTTATATGTATAAAGCTTAAGTTAATATGAAGTTATCAGATATAAAACCAAATCCTAGAAACCCAAGGACAATTTCAGAGGAAAAATTAGAAAAACTAAAAAATAGTATTATAGAAATGCCTAAAGGTTTATCTATAAAACCTATGATAGTCGATGAAGATAACATAATAATAGGAGGAAATCAAAGATATCTTGCTTTAGTTGAGTTAGGATACGATGAAATACCTGATAATTGGGTTAAGAAAGTAATTGATTTAACGGAAGATGAAAAAAAGAGATTTCTTATTGTAGATAATGTAAGTTTTGGAGAGTGGGACTGGGGAGTTATACACGAAGATTTTGATTTAGACGCCTTAGATTATTGGGGATTAGACGTTGTATCATTCTCTCCGGAAGTTGATTATGGCATTCTAGATTACATAGATATAGCAGACGAAGTTGACGATATGAAAAAAGCAGTAAAGAGAGGTATCATGCTTGATTTTGACGCTAACTCTTATAATGAAGCTCATGAATTATTTAAATATTACAGAAGTAAAAAGATAGATATAGCAAATCTTGTAATAAATTTCCTAAAACAAGAAAAAGAAAAATATAGTTAGATAACTCATATTTATAAATAGGAAAACATAAATAAAATATGAAACGAGTAAATTTAACAAGAGTTAGGGCAAGCTATGAAACAGGACAAGAGTGTCCGGATAAGGCACCTAATATAAAAGAAGATTGTATATTTTACTCAAACGGAAAACCTGTCGGATTCTTTCTTACTAAAATGCCGGAAAAGGCAAATGCCTTAGTGTCCATAGCTAATAAAGAATTTTTGAGCAATAGAGTACCTAAAACAAAAATGAATAGAACTGAAAAAGATATTAATGGTAAGCGTATAACTAAAATGCAACAGTATTCTACCTTATTAGGTTCTATTCCGGCTAAACCACAATTTGCCAGACCGTATCCTACAATGTCTATAGTACATTCTAGAAAGTCGGCAGAGGTTTTTATAAAGGCTATGCTTGCTTTATCTATAGAGTGTGAGAATATAATAAAAGAAACAACTCCTGAACTATATTATCCATTCTTAGAAATAATGAATACCGTACCTCCGGAGTGGAAGTTTGGAAATTTATTCACTTCTTCGATATCAAACTACAATATTTCGGCTAATTATCACATAGATAGAGCCAATATTGTCGGATCTCTAAATGTCATAATAACAAAAAGAGAAAACAGCTCTGGAGGTTGTTTGTATATTCCTGATTATGATGCCACTATAGATCAAATAGACGGATCTATGCTTGTATACCCGGCATGGAGAAATTTTCATGGTGTAACTCCTATTAATTCTTTTGTAGAAAGTGGATATAGAAATAGTTTTGTTTTTTATGCACTCAACTACTTTACAACTTTACAGTAAATATAGATACTGTTTTAATAGGCTAATAAAAATATCTTACTCTTTTTACATTAAAAGTGATATGAAAATATGATTGACTATAGAGACACAAAAAATAGAAGAGAAGTATTTTTGAATTTCTACGAATACCATTTAAAAAATAAAGCCCACGCTGGAGCTGTGTATTATGTATTCCCTTATATTTTCGATCTACTTCAGATGAATACAGAGCAAAAATTATGGTTTACTTTTATTAATGGTTGTAGTCAAAATGTAGTAACTACTTATTTAATTTACAAAGAATTTCCAACTTTAAGCAATATAAACATTTCGGAATTATCTAAATACTATAGAAATAATTACGATAAATTTGGCTGGGATACAGATAGGAGATATGTTAAAAACAAATTTGAAGATTGTGTAAAAAATTACTTAGACAACTTAAAAGGAAGTAGTCAGGAAGCTTTTTTTTCTAATTTATGTAACTCAGACGACAAGTATAAAAATTTTAATAATGTTTGGAATTATGTGATTAGTAAATTTTCTTATTATGGTAGATTAGCTTCATTTAGTTATATAGAGTATTTAAAAATCGCAGGTTTAAACTTAGATTGCGGCAGCTTATTTTTGTATGATATTAAAGGAAGTAAAAGTCATAGAAATGGATTATGTAAAGTCTTAGGTAGAGACGACTTGGATTGGACATCTGATAATAACGTATTATATACTACCGAAACATTAGAATGGTTAGAAAAAGAAGCAAAAAACCTACTAGAAGAGGCTAAAAATAAGATAAATCATCCGGATATTAGTTATTTTACCTTAGAAACAACTTTATGTTGTTACAAAGGATGGCACAGAGTAGATAGAAGATATCCAAACGTATACAATGATATTTTTTATGATAGAATAAAAAAAGCTGAAGCTAATTGGGAAGATATCGATTTTTCAATATTTTGGGATGCCAGGAATAAATATTTAGACAAAAATTTAAGACTAGAGGATAATATTTTAGATAAAGGATTATGTAAAGAAAAGCAAAATCATTATAGACTTACTGGAGAAGTTATTATGATGGAAAAGGAAGGGTATGAAGTTAAAGAAAAAAGTTGGATTAGAAATTGCATTTTAATTGTAGGAAAGTGTGGTGTTGGTAAAACTTGGGTTATGCAAAAATTACTAAAATTAAAATCTAATAAGCCTTATAAATTAGGGAAGTTTTGTTTTCACGAGACAGATGACTTAATTATTATAGGAAAATATGATGGTACAGTATTTGAGGGAAGCGATAAGCTAAGTATGAGTGTTATTACAGATTTAGACGTAATGTTAAAGTATATAAAAAAACAAAATAAAATCGCAGTTTTTGAAGGAGATAGATTTTCTAACTCTAAATTTATAAATAAGGCTGATCCGTGTATTATCAAGATATTAGGAAATGGATATAAAGGAAGAGCAGAAAGAAAAACAAAACAATCTCATAGACAGATAAAGAGTATATCTACAAGGGTAGATAGTATAAAAAGCCATAAAAACTGCTATGACTCAACAGAATGTTTAGATGTTATTCTGAAATTAATAGCCGAAAAATAAATTTTATAACTATTTATATAAAAAATAATTATGATAAACGAATATATTGGATTTTTGCTACACTCTAGTACCCAAACAAGAGTATATCATTTACAAACTTCTTCTTACGCCAAACATAAAGCACTTAATAAATATTACGATAAAATATTAGATTTAGTAGATACATTAGCAGAAGCTTATCAAGGTAAATATGGTATAATCAAAGATATTAAAGTACCTGGAAGTGTTGATAATATAAAAACAGATGAGGACATTGTAAAATACTTCGGCACTTTATCCAACTACGTAGATAACAAAATAAAAGATTTACCTGAGGATACATACCTTAGAAACATTTGCGACGAAATTGCTACTCTAATATATCAAACGACTTACTTACTTAAGAATCTTGATTAAACAGGGATAGATAGTAGTGGCTTCCATTACCCTCACCTGTTTTACCATTTTCGTAAGCATTCTCAATCATTTCCTTTTCTTCTGGGAGTTGTTTGTATATAATAGATACTAATTCTAACATTACATCTAATCTACCTAAATGGAAAGAAGGATCATTCGATACCTCTGACAAAGCACTGTACTGATTTTTCTTTGTTTCTGCCCAATATAAAATATTCTCTAAAGGTGTTTTCATAAATAATAAATTGAAAAGGCCCGCTAAAAGCAGGCCTTAGTGTTATTTAAAAATATTGTTATTTGGGTCATTTATTCTTTCCGGGAAAAAAGAAAATCCACTCATATCAAAAGGAGCCGCTGTAATAAAGGCATCACAAAACCCTGCTTTTTTTAGTTTATCTAAATCGATAGCAGCTTTATTGTAAGAGTTGTACATACGAGCATAATAGTAGTAGTTCTGAATCCCTAACTTTATTTTAATTATTTCGGGACCTGATTTTACAGACCTATCGTATAACCCTACTCGAATCATATAAATAGGGACTTCGTAAGTATCCATTTCTATACTACAAGGAGCGGGAGCTCTTTTTTTGTATTCGATGGTCACACATACAATACTGTCGATTGATTTTCTAACAGGATTATTAAAACTGAAATACTGAGAAAAACCTTTTACAGTAGAAAACAATAACATAATAACAAATAATCTCTTCATTTTAATCATTTTTTAACATATACAAATAAGCATTCTCAAAATATGGAACCTCCTTCTTTATACACACATAGGAACCGGAGGCATATAAATTGACTACATCTTCTTTTGATTCCCAATTCTCATGCCCCCATCTTTTAGCCAAGCCTGATAGCTCTTCAATCCCTCCCCACTTTACTGTTTTAGGATTTCCGCAATTATCCTCCGCCTCAAATAAAAATGTCTCCTCCGCTAAATAGGATGTAGAAGCAATAATAAATTTAGGAAAATCCTTTTTTAAATCTTGTGATTGTAGCATAGTAAATTTAAGTTTGTGAATTTATAACAGTCTTTTACTTTTAAAGAAGTATCCATAAATAGGCGCAAATACTTTGAATCAAAAAATAGCAAATCATCTACATCGTCCGGATCTTCTGAATCTAAATACTTAAAATCAAAAATAACTTGTTCCATTTCTCCTTGTTCATCCAAATGTACTTCACTGTCATACCAACCCGTAGGAGGATATAAAAAATATACATTTTCTATTTTATCTGAAACAAGTCCAATTTTTGAAATTCCTTTGTTGTCAAATTCATTTTCCTGAATTATCTTAGAATCTTTTCCTGGATATACTAAAGATTCTATTCTTAGCTCTCCATTTATTTTATGCATGATTTCATCAAAAATTATGGTCTTGTCATAATTCTCTTTTCCGTACAAATTTTTTCTGAAAATAGAAGCATACTCTTCACTTCCAATAACTCCCTCAATATAAAAAACACCTTTAGATCTCTTCATAACTTTCGTCTAATTCCATTTTAGTAATAAATAATGTTTTCAAATTCTTCTGCAAAGATAAAGCATTTTTATCATAAATCCAACCTTTAGGAGAGAAATGTTTTTTTAATTTTCGTAAACTAGTGAATGAAGCTAAAATATCTCCTTTAATATCTGTTACGATAAACACTTGTTCTTTTCTTTCTAGTAGCTCTAAAGATTTTTTAAAAGGATTACCTGGCATGTTTTTTACTTGCTCTAACATATCTGCAACTAAGTCTCTAGTTTCTTTCTGTACATCATTCTTGATTCTTAATTTAACTAAGTGCATGAAAGCTAAAAAACTCATAGTCCAAATAAAAGTTGTTTCTAAGGATAATGGAAGTACTGATCTAGCCTGTTCTTTACTTGTTCCTAATTCAAGTAACTTTTGATAAGCTGTTTTAGCATTCTCTATTATTTCATCTTGAGTAATATTTGCTATTACATTATATAATTTACTTAAATCTTCGCCACTACCTTGTTTTGAATCTTTTGACTGAGACCTAAATGTTTGAATAGCATAGTAAGAATCCGAGAAATCTACATACCTTCCGGATATTGAATTTACAGACATATTCTCCATGGGTAAATTCACCTCAACGCCAATTTCGTGCTTTCTAAGCTGCCTTTCTACATATATTGGGCATGACAACCTAAATTGTAATTGCGCATGTCTGAAGGGAGATACGTGCCCTTCTTCCCATAAGAATTCTAATAGATTTTCATTTTGACTATCCGGATAATTTGATGCCTCTTTGTCATAAGAAACTCTAGCGACATTTGCAATTTTAATATCGCTTCCCATAAAATCAATTAACTCTGCTTTCATTGTTTGAAACTTTTTAGTAAACTTAATTTTGAACAATAAACCAGTCAAGTTTATTGTGCAAATATAACTATATTATTTTATATTTTAGCATTAATTTAAATAATTCTTCACTTCCATCTCCATCCGAAGGATAATGAACTCCGGACAATTCTCTGACATCTTTTATCTTCTTATATAAATCTAAAAAATAATCTTTTGAAGATGGTTTTAGTTTCATTAATTGATAAATCATTACTAGGAAATCCATAGTGTGTCCCGAAGGATAGGCAGCCGAATTTGCGTCCGTTCTAGTTACAGGATGTAATTTAATTCTATATTCTCCAGCTAATTCATTAGGTCTTGGTCTGTTAAAATAATCTTTAAGATAATATACTATTGGATAAGCCTCATCAGACCAGGAATTAACTCTTTTTCTATCCACACCTTTAATCCCTAATTTTTCCGCTGTTTTAACAAAGAAATCTAAATGATGATGTTCCATATAAAAGCACATACTTTTTTCTTTGTCCGTAATATTATCCGAAATTTTTTTAAGATGCTCAAGTTCTTTTTTCGTAGTATCTGAAGAATTTTTTGGAGGAGGGAACTTTTTTATAAATTCATCTATCATACCTGAATCTTTTGCTTTTTCAAGAGTTCCGTATTTATCTTTTTCAATTTTTCTTACATACTCTTCTGGTTGATTTCCAAATTTAACAGAGTCTAACTTTTTATAATCCATAATATCTTTTAAATAAATATGAGACCTTTGCAAAAAGGCCTCATACTTGTTTATTTTATTCTTCTTTATCAGAATGCTCGGAGCTCTCTATTCTTATAGGATTATCTAAGATAATTCTTAACATGACATAGAATCCAAAAGATTGAAGAAAGGTTATATCTTTCAATTCAAAATATTCTGCAATTGAAAAATTCCAACATACCATAACCATAAAAGATCCAATAGAAGTTGTTAATAAGAAAAAAAACAAAACCAATAAATTTACAAAAACTTTTTTCATACTTTGTGACATAATTGTGATTGATTAATGTGAATCCCCGACATTATTTTTTTCGCTGTATATTAAGTAATCTGGGTTTATTACTTTAGCTACTTTTGATCTATTTCCATCGACAGCTTTTATAACAATACCTTCGTGAGGAACTTTAGTGTTGTTTATAAAATTATTGAATACAAATTTATTTTTTACCTCTTCTGAATAAAGTCCTTTGTACAACACTTCAACGTATGGCAATTTTAAATAATCATTAACTACAAATTCAGCTGAGGTTAAATTAAAATACTTTTTGTTTAATTCAACATCAAAAATACAAAGCTGTATATCATCTAATCCGTACTCATAATTTTTTTGAATACCTTTACCGTATATTTCTCCATAGATTATGAATCCACTACCTATAGAAGTATCGTTACCTTTAATACTTATGTTCTTTTTAACAAGATTCCAAAGCTTGTTTTTAATGTCATATTTTTTTTCAATATCATACCAAACATTAGTATCATAAAAACCCTGAGTGTCTGATCCTTTTTCTACGTTATGAGAACCTACTACAAATTCATACTCGCCCCAACCTAAATTAAAACCAAAGAACTTTTTAATTTTATCCCATAGAGATAATTTAGTTTTCTTAACAATTCCATACCTTGCATTTGTTCCATGTATTTTCCTTGTTATTTCTACGTAATCATATTCATCAAAAATATTAGGAACATTTTTAAAATTAGGAAATTTGTAGTAAATATAAAAATTGGGATTTTCATGGTACCTTCTTTTTTTTCCACTAGCCAGGGTAATAAGTCTAGCTGGGGGTTCATACTTATATATTTTAAGTACGTCCATTAAATCCTCCCCATATTCCCTTTTATTCTTAGGAATTAAATCAATTGGCATTAATAGGCATTCGCTATAAACGCCTCTTAATTTAATTGTCCTAACTCTTTCTTTACTCCGGAGATAATTCGTTACCCCTAATTTTTCTGAAATTTCTAAAGGTATTACAGCATCTGTTGTAGCACAGACAACTAAATCTCCAATTGAGTGAGAACCTTTCTTTACAATACAAAACCATCCATTTACAACAGCTAGTTCTATATTATCAGCATCCGGAATATCTAGAATATTATTTATTGCGGACACAAAACAAACACTATTTTCATTTTTCATAAACTATTATTTAATGACACAAAGATAACTTAATTTTTTGTAATTTCCAAATTAATTAGAGATTTTTTTAATTCTCTTTCTTTTTTTCTCTTGTTCCTAGCGTACTCTACATATATTTCTCTTTTTTCCGCATAGTATTCTTTTTGCTTCTCAATTAGTTTTTCTTTATTTTCTATATAATACAACTGCCTTCTTTTTTTCTCTCTTTGTCTAGCGTATTCGGACATAGAATGGTAATCGGCTAACCTTTTTTTTCTATGTTCCTCCTTCTTTTCTTCCGATAAGTTAGCAAATCTATTTTTAAGATATTCTTTTTTGTCTTTTGTAACCATATTAATAAGCCTCTAAGTGAGGATCAATTAAGTTTTCTAATTTTGTTAATTCGTCAGCAACTTCTTTATTAAAGGAGCCATAAACTCTTATTGTACCGTATTTTACTTTTATGTCTCTTATAAACAATCCACCTGTGATATGCGTAAAAGCAGATGCTAAGTGTAAATCTCTACATCTAACTATTGAGTTATCGTTAGCAAATAAATGTAGAAGATTCAGTACAAATGTAGGGCACCACCAAGGTTTAGCTTTCTTCGCAACAAATACAATAAAATCTTCTAGGTAATCATATAAATCAGTATCCTCATTAAAGATATTCCAGGAAATACCGAGGTAGTGATATTTATCTTCTCGCTTATTTGAAAAACATCTTAGAACATCTTTGAAAGAGACGGGAGGAAATTTATATCGTTGGCCCTTGCTTGACATTGGACCATACTTCTTTTCTAAACTGTACAATCCTATTCTATAAGATATGTATGATTTGGTATAGTAATACAGTATTATCGCGGGGATATAACCAATTACAACAATGAATAAAATAATTAAAATGTACATAATAATAAATTTAAGTTAATCAAGATCATTGCACCAGATAGGAGTCTGTTCTCCTACATAAGCACCACTAACATTATAATAAAAATGTTCTAAAGCATCTTCATCTGACATGTCTTCCATGAGAATATCAAGACACTTAGACATGGAATAGATGAGTCTCAAAGAATTTTCATCAAATCCAATTATAGCATCATCAAATCCATCAGCTTTCAAAAATGTCTCATCCGGGTAATTTTCTAATATAGATTCTAATTTCATGTTATTTATTTTGCGGGGTTAATTTATCTAATAATTCTAATAAAACATCTCCATGGCATGCTAAAGGACTGCACCAACATCCTAAAATCTTACCACCTTTTAATTCATGTAAATCATTCAGTAAATGTTTTCCATCTCCATTTGTAATCCATTCTCTGTAAGCATTAACAGCAGCTTCTCTATCTTCCACTACGTGTTTAGCAAGTGTTGTACCATCTGGCCAATGAGTAAAAGGATTTCCCCATTTACTAGGCCTTCCAATATATACATTATACTTCTCCTTCTTACAATGGACTACTCTTGATTTCACTATCATCATTATTATTTTCAAGTCTACAATGCTCATTTACATAATCGTACAATGT